AAAATAGAAAATTATGGCAGAATTAAATGATGATAGAAGTTTTTTTGGTAGACTAAAGAAATTGTTTGCAACACAAGCCGTTGTCCGAATTGATAAAGATGGGAAACGTAAAGTTGTTGATACAGATGATAGACAGTACAATACAAACTTTATTAATTTAAGAGATAGATATACAAAGTTACAAAAATCATTCTACGAACAACAAGGTGGTGCTCAATCAATGGCATATTCGCAAGTTCGTAGAGAATTATTCAGAGATTATGATGCAATGGATAATGACCCGATACTTTCATCGGCATTAGACATTTATGCGGATGAATCAACTACAAAAGATGAATATGGTGAGGTATTAACAATCAAATCATCTAATGAAAATGTAAAAGAAGCATTACACAACTTATTCTACGATATAATGAACGTAGAGTTTAACTTGTGGCCTTGGGTTCGTAATATGGTTAAGTATGGTGATTTCTTTTTGGCATTGGAAATTGGTGAGAATCAAGGAATTGTAAATGTAAAACCATATTCTGTCTACAATACTGAGCGATTAGAAAATACTGACCCATCAAATCCTAACTATGTTAAGTTTAAAGTAGAGTTGGATGAGATTGGAAAGAAGGAATATGAGAACTATGAAATGGCTCATTTTCGTTTACTTTCAGATACAAACTTCCTACCATATGGTAAATCAATGATTGAGGGAGCAAGAAGAATTTGGAAACAATTAACTCTTATGGAAGATGCGATGTTAATCCATCGTATTATGAGAGCTCCTGAAAAGAGAGTATTCAAAATTGATATTGGTAACATTCCACCGCAAGAGGTTGATAACTATATGCAAAAAATTATCAACAAAATGAAGAAAACTCCATTCGTTGATAGAAATACAGGAGATTACAACTTAAAATACAATATCCAAAACCTTACGGAAGATTTCTTTTTACCTGTTAGAGGTGGAGATAGTGGTACATCAATTGAAAATATTAGTGGTTTAGAATATACTGCAACGGAAGATATTGATTACTTAAAAAACAAATTATTTGCTGCATTGAGAGTACCAAAGGCTTACTTATCTTATGATGAGAACGTAAATGGTAAAGCAACTCTTGCGGCAGAAGATGTTAGATTCGCAAGAACTGTTGAAAGAATTCAAAGAACAGTAGTAAGTGAATTAACTAAAATAGCAATCGTTCACTTAGCAGCTCAAGGTATTGATGATGCTGAAATGGTAAACTTTGAATTAACTCTTACAAACTCATCTACAATCTATGAGCAAGAGAAAGTAAATCTTTGGAGTGAGAAGGTGAGATTAGGAACTGATATTAAAAATATGAATATGTTATCTACCGATTGGGTATATCATAATGTATTTAATATGAGCGAAGATGAAATAAATACGGAGAGAGCTAAAGTAATATTAGATATCAAAGATAGATTTAGACATAACTCAATTGAACAGCAAGGTGAAGACCCAGCAAATCCACCAAAACAACAAAATGTGGAGCAAGAGATAGAGGAGTTGAAATTGGGTATGAGTCAAGACAAAGGTGGTAGACCAAGAGAAGGTAACACATATGGTAAAGATAAACACCCATATGGTAGAGACCCATTGGGTGATAAAGAAAATCACGGAGAAAGAAAAAGAGAAAATAGAAACATATCAACTGCAAAATTAGCAAAAGAATATATAAATGGAATATCAGCTAAAAGAAAGGTTTTGATTGAGAAATCTGGTATGTTAGATGAAAAAAATTTATTAGATGACACAAAAATTTAACAAATAAAAAAAGGTTTATATTTATATGTGTTACTATACGGTCGTAAGTTAAATATAGGGTAAATAAATGAAAAAAATAAAGCACAGTAAATTCAAAAATACTGGAGTGTTATTTGAATTATTAGTAAGACAAATAACATTAGAGGTATTGAATGGAGATAAAACGGAAAATGCTAAGAAGATAGTTAAGGAGTTTTTTGCTCCCGGAACGGAACTTAATAAAGAGTTACGTTTGTATGAACTACTTTTAAAAGAAAAATATAATACGGAGAGTAGAGCAGAGAAATTTGTAGATACTGTATCCCAAGCTCACTCAAAATTAAATGAGGGAAAACTAGCTAAAGAAAAATATGGTTTAATTAAAGAAATTGGTGCTAAATTCGAAATAGAGCAATTCTTATCATCGCCAATTACCAACTACAAAGTATTAGCTTCAATTTATAAAGTATTTGAATCTAAAAAATCGGAAAACTACGATATTAAAGATATATTCAATTCGAAGATTACCCTAATTGAAAACATCATAGCAAGACCTGCTAAAGTAGAAGCAGTTAAAAATGTTGAATCGATTAAGTTAATGGAAACTTATTCTCAACAAGAAAAAGATTTACGTTTATTGACTTATAAGATATTGGTTGAAACTTTCAATAAAAAATATACTAATTTAGATACAAAACAAAAAGGCTTGTTGAAAGAGTATATTAACAATATGAGTAACACAACTAAATTCAAAGATTATGTTGTTACCGAAGTTCCTAAAATCGCAAAAGAACTTAGATTAATTGAAACTAAAGTTTGTGATAAAGTAACTAAAATCAAATTATTAGAAACAATTTCAGTATTAGAAAAAATGAAGATTGGAAAGACTGTTTCCGATTCTCAAGTTTCATCTATTATGCTTTCTTATGAATTAGTTAAAGAATTAAAGAACAAAGTAAATGGAAAATAAATTAAGAGAAATAATCAGAACATTAGTCAAAGAGATTCAATCCGAAGATGAATTGGAGGAAATGACTGGAACTGCTGCAGTTGCTGGTTACAACACTCCCGCTGCATTTACTAAACCTGGTCAAACTGGAAAGAAAAACAATAGATTAGCCAAAGTTACGGGTGGAACTGTTGTAGATGATTTGGAGGAAGGTAAGTTAAAAGAAGAGTTGGGTGTATTGGATTTAGACCCACATAAATTAAAACCAACAGCAACTCCATCAAAAAAAGAAGATGATAAAGATGAAACTATGGCAGATGTATCTTCTATGGAATTAGTTGAAAATCGTTGGTTAGAATTAAAAAGAGAAGATGCTTCTCCACAAAAGAAAATAGCTGTGGGATTGAGAAGTGTAAAATCTCAATTATCTGAAATTGAAAAGTTTGTTAATTGGTATTCAAGATTAAAAACTGAAAACAATTTGGACAGAACAGGTTACTACAAAAGAACATATAGTAACTTAAATACTATCAAAGAAAGATTAAATAAAATAGCGGAGAAAATCCACTCAATGTAATATGGCAGGTATAACAAAACAAAGACTAAAAGAATTAGTTAAGGAAGTAATGGTAGAAGAAACTGAATATCAGGCATTCTTCCAAAAGGCATTAGATAAAGCTGGTAAATCTATTCCATCTATGAGTGATGATGAAAAGAAAGCATTCTTTGATAAAATTGATGCAGCATGGAATGGTAAAGGTGAAAAATCCGAATCCGTAAAATAATAACAAAATGAAGAATCTTTTAATAGAAACCAAATTATTCGAAGGAAAGGTGCAAGAGGATGCTGGTGGTAGAACTATCGTTAAAGGTGTTCTTCAAAGAGCTGGTGCGGAGAATCAAAATGGTAGAGTATATCCAAAACCTACATTGATGAGAGAAGCTCAAAAGTATGAGCAACTTATCAAAGAACGTAGAGCATTAGGTGAATTGGACCACCCTGATTCAACTGTAATCAACTTAAAGAACGTATCACACAATGTTAGAGAAATCCATTGGGAGGGCGATGATTTATGTGGTACGGTTGAAATCCTTGCAACTCCATCTGGTAATATCCTTAAAGAATTACTTAAAGCTGGTATCCTATTAGGTATATCATCAAGAGGTATGGGTTCTACAAAACAAATGGAAGGAAATAAAGTAGAAGTTCAGGAAGATTTTGAATTAATCGGTTGGGATTTTGTTTCTAATCCATCTACACATGGTGCATTTATGGTACCTGTAAACGAATCGGTAACAAAACAAATTGGAACTGATGTTTGCGGAGATTATTGCAAAGCACAAGATTTAATGAGAGAAATTATAACTGAAATATCATAATGAGCAAGCCATTTGACATATACGATTATGTACACAATAATAAGATTAGCTTAAAAGTAGAAGCTAATAGAAAAGCAACTAATGTAACTAAGGGGTACAATGACATTCGTAAAACTAATTTAAACGAAGTAAAGATTGTAAACGGAAAGTTTAGCATTAAAGAAAGTTTAAACGGAGATAAAAGACCTTTAAGTAATGAGGTTAAGAAACACTTTTTAGAAATCATCTCTACATACAACACATTCCAAGAGCAAATGCAAAGAGCATCCGATTTAACGGAGGTTGCAAATACTTTAGGTGGAATTGTTGAAGCAGCTAGAGAATTAACTTTAAGAGAAACTGCAGATTGGTTTGATGGTGTAACTGTTAAACGTAATATGAGTGAATTGGATAAGATGGATAAAAGTTTCCAAAAGTTCGCAGTAGAAGCAAGAGCAATGGATGAAAGATTACATTCATTATACGAAGATATGGGACATATTCTATCTCGTTACTATGAGATTGCAGATATTCAGCCTGATGTTATGAGAGAAAGATTGGGTTTAAGAAAAAAATAATATGATTCGTTTAACTGAAATGTTTAACTTTGCGGATAGTTCTACTTATGGTAAATTAAAACCACAATTAGGACAAGTAGTGTCTAACCCTTATGCAAGAGCATTCGCTCCGCAAGTTAAAGAGGGTGAAGACCACGAAGTATCAATGGCAAATAACACTTTGGATGCAATCATAAAGCACGCAACGGAATTGAAATCTAAAATTGGTGGAAACGAAAAGGATATACCTGCATGGATTCAAGACCACATTACAAATGCTGGGAACTTTATTTCACAAGCTGCTGAAAACTATCACGAATACGGAAAGAACGAATCAAAGCAACAAATCAAAGAAGCAACTGCAAAATTTGATTTTGCGCAAGTAGGTGATATTCAATTTTATGTATCATCTCCAAATAACAATATAGTTTTATTACCACAATCAAGAAAAGAAATTGAAAAGATTGATACTATAATAAATAAAAGTAGTAAAGATGATTTTATTAAATTACTACAAACTAATATAGAAAAAAAATTAGGATTAGTATTGGAAAAAGATAGAAGATACGCTGGAGCAGGTTATGCATTTGATATTGATACTGAAAAATTATTTAATAAATTATAAAATGATAAAGTTAAATCAACTACTTAAAGAGGAAACATTTACCGCAACTAATAAAGAAACTGGTAAAACATCCGTATTCAAAACTAAAGATAGTAGAGATGCCGCAATCAAAGCAGGTACGCATGATGCTATAAAAGATAAAGAACAACCATCAGCACCAAAAGCAGCTGGTAGTGATTTATTTGGTGGAGATTATGCAAAAGATAGAGGTGGTGAAACTCCTAAAGCTGATACTGGTGAAAAAGAAACTCCAAAATACAATTTAGGTGTAGATTCGGTTGTATATAACAAAAGAACTAACACAATTGGTATTGTAAGAATGGGTGATGAAAGAGGTGAAACCAAAACTGATGCAGATGGTAATGTAAATACCGATGAGTTAGAACCATATAACCCAATGAAGTATCCACATCAAAAGGATGCGAAAGTTGCACCATCAACATCAAAAGAAATTGAGACACGTTCATTATGGAAACCATTTTCACAAACATCACAATCAACAAATAATTCAACGGAAAAAGCTGATAATGTAATCAAAGGATTAAAGCCGGATGAATATGGTAAACATCCAGATTCTATGGAAAGTGGTGGGTCTTTATATAGAATTAATAAAAAAGGTCAAAAAGTGCGTGATAGAGAGGTTAGATTAAAAGATATTACTCCGGATGATATTTCAAATACTGAAAAATTATTTGGTGTGGATTTGAGTAAAGGTATAGAAAATGGATTGGATTATAAAACCAACAGTCTAATTATTCAGTATAAAAGATTGCAACAATTTGATAAAGGTGGTGAATTTGAAAATAAAGAAGCTTATGATTCACTTTTGAATAATGTAAAATCTTATTCAGCAAACGAATATAAAAAAGAAATTGATAAAGCTGAAAAGAAAAAAGTATCATCTGGTAAGAATGCTAGTAAATATGATGACCCATCATATTGGAAAGATGAAAAAAAATACTATGATGGGGAAGATGATGTTGAAAAAACATCTGACCGTTTAGATAAAGTAGAAAAAGCTCTTGAAAATGATTTGGATTTGAGAGGTAACGGATTTGAAACTACACGTGAGAGTGGTGGAGGTCAAGGTGGATGGGAAGGTCCAATGACAATAATTGATAAAGATGCTGATTATGATAATGGATATAATTGTTTATCAATAGGTAGTGGAGAAAATGATGGTAAATTTTCTATTGGATTTTACAACCAAGATGGAGAACCTGTATTTGATGATGAGGATTATGGTTCACTAACAGGAGATACAGTTTTATCAGCAAAGCAAGCTTACAAAATTGGAAAAACATTGATGGCAATGCCTGAAGTACAAAAATTCATAAAAGGTGAAATGACATCTGATGAATTTGCAGCTGTGCATGATAAAATAAAAAGTAAATTTAATAAATCTAAAAACGAAGGTATTATTAGATTAACAAACTTATTAAAAGAAGGATTAGGACCTGATAACGCAATGGTAGCAGCTATATCCGATGCACTTAAAAAAGAATTAGGTGTGGATAATGTAAAAGTTAAAAAATATTCTCAAGGTAGAGCAAGACAGGGATATGACTTCTATCCGGATGGAACAAAGGGTGGTTTATATATCGATGAAGCCTATGATGGTACTTGGAATATCTATACTACAAAAGCTAATGGATTTCCTAACCATAACCATTGGGAAATTTCTTCATTTCCAGTTGATATTGAAGATAAGCAAACGGCATTAAAAGCCGCTTTAGCTGTTATAAAAAAATTTAAAAAAGATTTGCAATAATATGATAAAGTTAGCTAATTTATTAGAAAATGACCCTTGCTGGAAAGGATATAAGCAAGTTGGGATGAAAGACAAGAATGGTAAAGAAGTTCCAAATTGTGTACCGGAGGGAGTTGTGAATGAGCAAACATCATATGCATTTGGTAAACAACAATATACCCAAAAAACTCTTACACCATCTCAAATTTTAGATTTAGCTACTGCATATGTAAATGTACCAAATTTGGAAAAAATTT